ATACTAAGCCCACTTCAGAGCCTATTAGCTACATCTCAGGACTTCAGACGGCTTTGGATGGTAAGATAGGGGCTACCAACCCCACAACCACAGGTACTATGATTCACACAGGAAAAAAAGAGTACAGAGATCCATCTCCAGCTACAGGTTATACTTACGTTACTTTTGAAAACATAGGTGGTACTACTACTTACGGCTCAATAGCAAGAAACCTAAGCAGTATTGCGTATAACACTAGCTCTGACTACCGTTTAAAAGAAAACATAGCTCCTGTGGCAAACGCTATAGAGCGTGTCAAAGACCTAAGCCCTTGTCGTTTTAACTTCATAGGCTCAACACACACTGTCGATGGTTTCTTAGCTCACGAGGCTAAAGAGGTTGTACCTGAGAGTGTTACAGGCGACAAAGACGCAGTAGACTCAGAAGGTAATCCAGTGTATCAAGGTATCGACCAAAGTAAGCTAGTCCCCTTGTTAACAGCAGCTTTGCAAGAAGCAATAGCACGTATTGAAGTATTAGAAGGAGGTTTATAATGAGCTTATTAAGTGAAATCCTAGGTGGCGCAGGTACTGCCTACATCACCCAAGAAGGTATTGAAAAGGCTAGAGAGCTACCCGGACAGTTAGCAACAACTGCACAGGATATTGCAGGACGTGTTGGCGAAGCTGCTGAGTTTAGACCTTACACAGTTACTACTGGTACAGGTTCTGCTCAGTTTGACCCTACAGGTATGACACAGCAGTTGAATGCACAAGACCAAGCTACGGTAGATGCACTACGTCAACAGGCTTCACAACAAGCAGGCATGTTAGGTAGTGTAACGCCTGAACAGCTTATGTCTCAAATGCAGGCTCTAAGAGCTCCTGAGCAGGAAAGAGCACAACTAGGACTAGAGAATAGACTAGCGGCTCAAGGACGCTTAGGATTGCAGACAGCGGCTTATGGCGGTGCACCTGAACAGTTAGCTATGCAGAAAGCTATTCAAGAACAACAATCTGCCGATGCTTTAGGTGCTATATCACAGGCTCGTCAGTTACAAGGTATGGATATTCAAAACTTAACAGGCATGTTAGGAGCGGCAGGTATTCCACAGCAACAACTTACAGCGGCTATGCAGCCTAGCTTAACAGGTATGACAATGGCTCAACAGCCTGCACAGCTACAAGCACAAGCTATTTCTAATCTAGGACAGCAACAGTTAGCAGGTATTCCTTCTGCTATGAATGCTGAAGCGCTGTTACGTCAGGCTCAGTTAGAAGGTATGACTAACTTACTAATGCCTCAGATGAATAAAGAGGGTAATTTGGTTGACACTGCTATTGGTACAGCAACTGATGAATTTACTGATTGGTTAAAAGGCCTATTATCATAAGGAGTTTGTAACATGGCAACAGCTAAAGAACAATTATTATCAATGATGAACCCTCAACAGGCTCGTTTACTTGACCAACAAATAAGGTCAAAAGAAGTGGCACAGCGCTCACAAGGCGCAGGTATGCTTTCTGGTTTAGTTCAGGCTTACACTGGTATGGGTGATGTTGCACAGCGTTTAGGCGGTGTTACTCCTATGGGCGCTAATGAAGCAGGTGCTGTACAGGCTCAGCAGGCTCAAGAAGCTAAACAAATGAAAATGGCCGGTATAAAACAGGGAATTACTAAAGTAGCAGGCTCTTCTTTGAAAGCGGCAGACAAGAAGATAATTATAACACAATTGGCTGAAGGTGTTATAGACCCTGCAAATGTTGATGAAATGTTAAGAAATGCACAACAAGGTGTAGCAACTACAGATAAGTTTGTTGATTACATTGGCATGTACGCAGGTAATTTAGATGACTTTGATGCTAATTCAATAACAAAGGCTAATATAGAGTTTAGAAAAGGTAAACAAAAGGATGAAGATGACAGTGATATGTATGTGCGTGTTACTGCTCCTTTAGTTAAAAAGCTATCAGACAACACTAAAGAAAACGCTCAAGAACTTCAAAAAGCTTCTAAAGGTTATGCTAGTTTTGAGGCAAATCTTCCTAGAATGTTAGATGCGCTTGATAACGCTAATGTAGGCTTGACTGGTAACTTTAAGCAGTTCATGGGCAAGGTTATAGAGTCTGTTACAGGTGACTTGGTAGACGTAGATAGCGTAGAAGATAGCGAATTAATAGATAGATTCTTCAACAAAGAAGTACTAGCAGCTGCCGGTTTAATGACAGGTGCGTTAACTAACTATGATATTGAATTCTTGAAGCAAGCTACAGGTACTAGAGAGTTTAGTAGAGAAGGTCTTAAAGAAGCTCTTAAAGATTTATACGTAAATAAGAAAGTGTCTTATGGTACGTACAAAGAGTTTATCGGACTTCCTAATAAAGATAAAGAAGTGTTTGATATTGAAGGGTATCAGCAAAGTGTTTTTGGTAATATCAATCGAGAAGCTTCTAAGTTGTTCGGTATAGACACAAACCAAAGAAAACAGCGTGTCCTTCTTCCAGACCAAGATGGTAAGAATAAGCCTGTTATGTCTTTTCAGGACTTCTTTAACAATAAAAATAATGGAGGGTAGTATATGGAAGACAATATAATACTAGACCTTCCTAATGGTAGTCAGATAGCCGTACCTAAAGATGCAGTAGAAGAAGATGTACGTGAGTACGCTAACTACACAGGCGCTATGACGGCTGACGAATGGAATTCGTACGATACAATTAATAATAGTATGAAAGCTGCACAGGGCTATAGAGCTGTAGATGCTATGCCTAACTTAAACGCTATTCAGAAATATGTAGCTAAAAAGGCTATTGAGTATAATGTAGAGCCTAAAAGAGCGGCTGAGATTCTTCCTCTCGCTGTTCCTTTAATGACCACTGTTGCAGCTGCTCCTTTGTTAGCTGCGGGAGGTACAGGTGCTATAGTGACAGCTTTAGGTCTAGGTGTAGCAGGCGGTGTAGGGGGATTTGCAGGTGAAGTAGCAAAAGATGCTATACAAGATGGTGATATTGACTACGGACAAGCTACTAAGACAGGGGCTACCGAGTTTGCCATTGAAACAGGTATGGGGCTTGTCTCTCCTACTGCTTCTAAAGTATACTCATTTTTTAACAAGAATAAGAGTATATTTAGCATAGCTCCTGATGTTCTAGATGATGCTTTTGAGCTAAGCGTAACACAAGAACTGCATAAGAAATTAGCAGACACCAATACTGGGCTTCTTCCTGACCAAATAGAAGGGAGTCCTTGGTTTCTTAGAGCGGCACAACGTGTAGCTAACTTCGGGTATGGTTCAGATGCTAAGATAGTTAAGGAAGTGGTAGCTCAGGAGAACTATCTAAAAGATCAGGTTACACAGTTATACAAAACGTTACCTGCGACAGCTGATCGTGTAGATGCCGGCAGGGCTGTGGTTTCTTTGGTGGAAGCTACTAGAAAGGCCTCAAGAGAATTCTTTTCAGAAGCTTACGGTGGTCTGGTTGATACGTTTAAGGATGTACCTATAAATGCCAAAGGTGCTAAAGCCTATGCAGCTGCTCGTAAGAAGAGCCTGTTTAGTGGTAGTACAGCTGTAGACCCTGCATTCCTAGAAGCGAAGAAAGGTATTGAGGAGGGTATAGAATCGCTAAATAGACAGCTTGATGTCTTAGAGTCATCTTCCACACCTCTCAAGGCGAATAACTCACGTAAAATACAGGAAGTTAAACGTGAACTGGCTGACAAGACTGCGGAGCTTGCTGAGTTTAAGCAGAAGAACAGAATACCCTTTGCAGAAAGTCAGTTAGTAAAAGTGCTTGACGACTTCCAAGGTATTTCGGATACTACTAGCTTGGAGGATATGTATGGTCTTGTTAAGCGACTGAAAGGTCGTATAAACGATATTAAAGTGGAGAATGGAGATGTACAGCCTTCTTACTTCCCTGCTTTGTTAGATATGCAGGCTAAGTTAGAAGGAACTCTTTTGAAACAAGGAGGAGAAGAATTTTCTTCTCAGTATAATAACATAAATAAACTATACGGGGAAACTAGCGAAGTTATCTATAACGGGGTTATTAATTCATTTGTTAGACAAGGTGAGCCTGAAAAGATTGTAGATGTTATGGCGGCAAGTGGCAGTATAACTCCATATCGACAAATGCAGGAGGTTTTTAAACAGGCTAAGAAGTTTATTAAAGACCCTCAAATCCTTAAAACACTAGATAGTGATATAAAGCTAATAAACGAATCAGTAGCTGCTAACTTACTAACTATAGGTGTTCCTAAAGGTACACGCACTATACTAAATACACTTAAAGATTTTCAAGATAAATTAGGTGATATTAAGTTTAGTGAGAGTTTTAAAGAGGTTATGGATAAGGGGACTAAAAGGAGGGTTGATTTACTACTGAAAGAGTTTGAGATTCTTTCTAGGAACGATGTGGTATCATCAGCTATGTCTTTGTCTGTACCGGCTAACCAAGTAGCAGGTGCTAAAGCCGCTATAAATCCTTCAGGGCCTGTTGACTTTGTTGTAGGTATACTGAAAGCCTTAACTCCTGCTATAACTGCAAGGATAGTTACTGATAGTAAAAGGACTGGTGTTATGTTGACAGCGCTTAAAAATCTTGTAGCTAATCCTGCTAAAGGTGAGGCTAAAAGAGCGTCAACTATTAACATGCAAAGTGTTACAGCTATTTCTGGTATACTATCTCGTATAGCTCAAGAGGAGGAGCAGTCTTTACAAGGAAAGGAAAGGCTTAAACAGGCTGTGGCAGAACTTGAACAGCTAAAAAGACTATAAACTAAAAAGCCTACATAGACCTATTAAGTCTATGTAGGCTTTGTTTTATTCTAAGTCTTCTAATTCTATTAGCTCGTAGAAACTACCAAAGCTAAATCGAAAGAAAGCTATATGGACTATGAAGCCTGTGAAGGTTAGGATGTCCCATTCTCCGTCACTGTTCAATCCCCATACAGGTTTGTTCTTTGTACGTTCTATTCCCATGTTAAACCCATTGAATAAACTAATTGCTATTGCCATCCCCATTCTCCTGATAAGCCATTTGAATTGTATTCCGTTACAACTGTCTCGAAGAAGTTATCGTGTGAAGTAGTAGCTATTAATGGCTCTAACCACTCCAACGGGTTCTCCTTAACTCCATAATTCCCACGTAAACCTAGTTGAATAAGCCTACGGTCTGCAACGTAGCGTATGTACTGCTTAACCTCTTGTGCAGACAACCCTTCCAAGTCACCCATCTCATACGCTAAGTCAATAACTTTGTCTTCTAACGCTACTGCCTCACGTACCATGCCGTATATCTGTGCTTTGAAGTCATCGTTAACAATACGTGGATGTTCATTACAGAACTCACGAAACAGCTTGGTCATCCCTTCACAGTGTAAGCTTTCATCACGAATAGACCACTGAACAATCTCGCCCATGCCTCGCATCTTACCAAAGCGTGTATAGTTTAACAACATAACGAATGCTGAGAACAATGACATACCTTCATTAATCGCTGAGCGGGCTACGGCTAATGCTAAGCCTGCATAGCTGTTAGTGTCTATGTTAGCCATAAACTCTAGCTTGTCTTTCATAGCTTCAACGTCTGCAAAGGCTGAGAACTCACTTTCAGGTAAGCCTAGTGTGTCGTTCAACAGCGCATAAGAACGTTGGTGTGTGAACTCACGATTAGCAAAGGATGCTAACATACTTCTAATCTCGTTGTTCTTAAACTTCTGTAGGTAGTGTTCTATGTAGTTTGTACCGACTGCTACGTCCGATTGAGTGAACAAGCGTAGTATCTGTGTAATGTGGTTCTTCTCTTGTGGTGATAGCTTTGTTTTCCATTGCATCACATCGTCTTGTAACTTAGCTTCCCATTCTCCCCAGTGAAGGTGTTCGTGTTGTACACTATACTCAACAGCCCATGGATACTTGAATGGCTTATAAACTTTACTGCTCTCTACTAAACTCATATTAACCCCTGTTCTTTTAAATACACCTTCTGCGTACAGATGGTAAAGTCATACTCAATGTCAATGTTCTTTTCTAAAAAGTCTCTATAGCGTGTTGCAGGTTTGTCTGCATAGGCTTCACATTCGACCTGTAACACAACGTAAGAGTCTTTCGGTGTTCCTTTGTGGAATTGTATTACATACTGCCTCATAGCTTCTCTGTCAGCACCTTACTGATTGCATCGACTATTGCATCGTCAAGATGTTCTTCTTTGCCACATATAAAGGTCTGTTCAGTTGAGATACCAACCATCTTAATCTGAATGACATGACCGTTAGCTACCTTTGTTACTTTAATTGATTCTATATAATTGTATTCTTTCATAATCCTATTAATCCCCAACCATGGTTTGCTATTGCGTTTGCGATAATGAAGAGGCAGGTAACTACCTCTAACACTATTATTGTATTCCTTACTACCCTTGGCAGCTTATGCACTCGTCGTCATCTCCTTCAAAGTCTTTTAAGGCGTTGCGTACAACCTGCTGTCCTACGTTATCCGCTGTCTTACCTGCTGTTGTCCGTAAGTAGTACAACCCTTTCAACCCTTCCTTGTAGGCTTTCAAGTGTACTGAGTTTACATAGCCCTTGTCAGCACCTGACGGAAAGAACAAGTTAACACTCTGACCTTGGCAGATAAACTCTTGTCGTTTAGCTGAATGCTCAACAACCCAAGCTTGGTCAAGCTCAAAAGCTGTCTTAAACACAGCCTTGTCATGGTCTGATAAGAAGTCTAGATGCTGTACTGAGCCATCGTTAGCTAAGATGCTATCCCATGTTTCTTCATAGTCCTTGTTAAGGTTGTACATTACCTTCTCTAGATACTTGTTCTTAATCGTGTGAGCGCCTGCACGTGTACGGTGTACATACATGTTACTCTTCAAAGGCTCTATAGATGCTGTACATCCACATATAATACTAGAGTTAGCGTTAGGAGCAATAGCAAGTAAATGAGCATTTCGAACCCCATAGCCATCGCCATCAGGACATTCCCCACGCTCTTCAGCCAGTTTATAAGTTTGGGCTTGTGCTTGCGACTTAATGTATTTAAACATTGTGTAATTGGCTGAAGTTGCTTCCCAACTCTCCCACGCAATACCTTTAGACTGTAAATAGCCATGGAAACCCATAGCGCCAATCCCAATAGAGCGCTCCCTATAAGCCGAGAAACGTGCTTTGTCCAACTCTTCTGGCGCATGTGCAATAAACTCCGTTAATACATTGTCTAAGAAAGTCACTAAGTCAGCAACCATTGTTGTGTCTTTCCACTCGTCAAACTTCTCAAGATTAACACTAGACAGGCAACAGACTGCTGTACGTTCCTCGTCAGTTGCTAGGTGTATCTCGTTGCATAAGTTTGAACCATGAATCTTCAACCCTAGCTCTTTCTGGAAGTTTGGTAGTGCATCATTAGCTGTGTCAATAAAGTTAATGTACGGGCTACCTGTCCTGAACCGGGCTTCTAAGATGCGTTGCCACACCTCTCTAGCCTCTACAGTGTCTGTCACTTCCCGGGTATGTGGGTCTTTTAACTGCCACTGAACACCGTTAACAACTGCTTCCATAAATGCGTCTGTCACGTTCACAGCGTTGAACAGGTTAAAGCATTTACGATTAATGTCACCGCCAGTAGGTAGCTTGAAGTTAACAAACTCTACAATGTCTGGATGGTCACAGTCTAAATAGGCTGCATAGCTGCCTTTGCGTGTCTTACCTTGCTTGTAAGCTGTCATCTGTCCGTCAGTTACTTTAAGCATTGGCATTACACCGACAGACTTCTCTGTCACACCACGTACACTAGACCAATGACCACCTACACCTCCACCCTTAACAGATAGCCACGCTGTTTCTGCATGGTGTCCTATCAAGCCTTCTAAGCTATCGCCAACGTATGACAGGAAGCAACTGATTGGTAGTGCTTTGTGTTCTTTGGTAGGTAGGGGTGCATTACTAAGGATTGGTGAGCTAAACATAAACCAACCTTTCGATACATAGTCATAGATGCGCTGTGCTAGGCTTGTATCACCTGCGCTATAGGCTACTGCTGCTCTAGCATACGCTTCCTGTGGACTCTTCTCGCTGTCTAGCATGTAGAAGTCTTGTAACAATGTCAACGCCTGTGGTGTTAGCGTCGTGTCACGATTGTAATCTACGTTAATCCCATGAACTTGTGTCATCTTCTATATCTCCTGCTAAAGCGTCATATTGTTCTATTATTCTATCTTCAAAAGCTTCAACAAGCAGCTCACTGTTAATCTCTAATATTTCTAACAGGGTTACTTCGTCTATGCGTTGTAGTTTGTCTTTCAACTCTTCAATGGTTAGTGTCATTAGAACACCTGTCTCATTTTCTGCAAGTAATGAATAGCCTTGTCAATGTCTTGTATGCCGCCTTTGTCTTGGAAACGTGACACATACTTGATGACATTACCTTGTAGATAGCCCATAAAGGCTTCACTACCCATCGTGCTTTCCATGTACTCCCAAGGCTGTATCGGTAGGTTGTAATGGTCGGGACACTTCTCGTCAGGAAACTCACTCTGGTCGTAGTGCAAGCCATCGTTGCCGTTCTGTCCAATAACATCCATTCGTTCTTCTAATGCGTCTTTTAAGTTTGCTGCGGCTACATATCGTTCCCATTCTTTATTCCTACCATATTTGTCGTTGATTTCGTCCAAGTGCTTTCGCATGTCTGCTTCGTTTATGTATTCACCATCTTCATTCATAATTAATCCTTAACAAATACACCGTCAACCATTTTACCAGTGCGGTGTTTAATATCGTTGTATGCTACTTCAAGGCATTCTTCAAGCGTTGTAGCGTTACGTTCACATAGGTTAATCATAACCACTAGCATGTCGCCTATATCGTCTTTGAAGTCTGTCCCTGCCATGATGTTGTCTTGTAGTTCACCTAACTCTTCAACAAGCTTAATAAACTGTGCTTTGTCTGTTGAGCCATCAATCAAGTTACGGTCATAGTGCCACTGTTTAACCTTGTTAATCAATTCATTCATGATTTTAAGAACACCTCCATGGTTGGTAGCTTTTCAAGGTCTGCTTTGTACTGAACAGCTATGTACTCTGCTAGTCTGGTTGCACTTTCCACTCGTCAAACTTCTCAAGATTAACACTAGACAGGCAACAGACTGCTGT